GCTAGTTCAGCCAATCTCGGACAAAGTTTCGCCCCTGTTCGGGTTTCGATAAATTGTCTGAAAATTGACTCGTCTTCGCTATTCCATTCAAGGAGTTCCGAGGGGGACGACATTGTTTGGTGGGGGTTGCGGTTGATCGGGGTGTCCGAGTGTTTGACCGATTTGTTCGTGCTCTGCGTCGATCTGCTTAAGTTGTGCTATGGCGGGACCGGCTTTGTCCAGGAATTCTTGGACGGGTTTCAACAGTTCTTTCTTTACGCCTTGTTCGACAGCACGAGAAAAATGCTCCGAGATGTGCGCGACAACGGCCTCCAGCATGGCGGTGTTTCCTTGACCCTGCATGACTGCACCGCCGATTTGTTGAGCGAGCGGCATCAGGGTTTGGAGGTGGATCATGTGATTGTCACGCGGAGACACTGGCACGGCCTGTCCTTGGACGAGCAGGTTTGATTCGAGTTGCTGTTGTCGGTGTTGCTCCGCTTCCACGCTCGGATCGTTATCCGGCAAAAGCACTCTCTCCGCAAATTCGGTTCCGACTCGGGCCGTGAGGTCTTCAAGTTCGAGGGCGCGTTGATTGTAAAGCGGATTTCCTTTTTTCTCCGTGGCTACCATCGCAATCATTTGCCTTTCGAGTGGAGTTAAGTCCCGGATCGTGCCGGCCACTGGATAGTTTGCAAGCTCAGTGATTTCTTCCCGAGTCATTGATTTTAGCAACTCATCTTGAGCCGCTTTCGCGTCGTCCTCGGCGGTGTCGGAGTCACAGATTCGTTTCTGCATCGCCTGGATCATGTTCACAAACTGAGTCATGAATCGGCTAATGCGATTATCTTTTCCTTCCTCTTCGCGAGCCGCCAAAAGATTCCATGCGGCGGGAGAACGAAAAGCCTCCCCGCTCTGCATCTGCGGCGGGCTCGTGTTGCCGATGAGTTGGTCTATGAGTGCGCTAAAATATGCGTCGAGCTTCAGGTTCGGCTCAACGTTTCCGTCGAGGCGTTGCTCCAGGATCGTCCAACCGTTCGGGAAAATACACGTCATGCCAACAACCGACATCTTGAAAGTGTGCAGCCGCTTTATGTCTCCCTGGATGGGGATTTTCCCGGACATGATGGATCGGTCCACGATTTCATTCCGGTTACGGTCGATCATTCCGGCCAATTCGTAAATGTCGCGACCGACGCCTTTGCTGCCGTGAAGTGTTCCGTTGCCTTTCTGATACGTGTAGAACGTGAGGCATTCCTGCATACTCGGGAAACGGTCGTCCTTCGAAAAAATAGCCGTCATGCTCGGGCCGGCGAATTGGTAATGACTGACCTTCCCGGTTACTTCGCGTGCGAGGAGATGATAAACCACAATGACAGACGCGCCTGCCATATAACTTGCGCCGATGGTAAGCTCGCGAAGTGCGTTCTGATACCAAAATTCTAGGGTGCCGCCAACGTTAAGCCGATCACGAATTTGAACCGGGCTCGCGTTGTTGATCCCGGTAATTGTTTCCTCGATATTGTAGCCGGCTGAGGAAGCAACTTCTCTGTCCTCGATCTTTGCGAAAAGTTCGTGTGGCAAAAGCGTTTCCTTCAGGATCATCACCTGACAAAAAGTCGAGTCCTGTTTTGTGCCGTCCGGGGCGAAGGATTCATCGAATTTGAAATGAAGCGGGAACCACGTAAATTCATCGAGCCACGCGACGGTTGAATAACCGAAAAGAGCGTTGTTGAATGCGATGTCTTCAAGAAGAGTCGTCCATCCTTTTCGTCCGCGAATCGTTCGCGTGATTACCTCTCGAAAAGTTTCCGTTTTGGCGGCTGCGTTTTCCCACTTGTTGCTGAGGCTGGAGCTTGTGAGGTATTTCAGTCCATCCACCGCTTGAGTAAATCTCGGAGCAACCTTGTCGATCATGGACGGCATCGGCTTGGTCGTGAAATTCTGCTTCCATGCGAGTCCCTCCGCTTCCAGTTTGTAGCTGTCGAATGGCCGCTCTGCATTATACTTCGCCAGGATACGCGAACCGACTATCGAACGGTTCCGGCCTGCCTGGATAATCAACTTCACAATGTCCCGGCCCATGTTGGCGTCCTTGATGGATCGCTGAGTCGGCTTGCCGGCTTCGTTAATCTTCGGAGATTGAACGATTGTGCCCGGGTAGTCTCCCGATGGATATTGAGTGCTGAAAACAGCAGAGTCGCTAGGCATATCTTGCTTCTAAGTAGTGCGTTTGATCCAAATAGACCGCCATTTTCTTTTCGGGCAGCTTTCGGTAGCCAGAACTATCTTCAAATCGGTGTAACATCCACAAACCTTACATTGCCGTTCCCGATAATCGAAAAACTCGCAGTTTTCACAACAATCCTGACGCATCATTCGTTCGGGCACTGTCGTAACCGTCCGATAGCCGAAAAGCCTCGCATACGCCAACCTGAGCGCAGCTAGGGCCGCTCTGAACGGTGATAAGAGCCTCAAAGGGTCCGTTTCCTCCAGCAATGCGCCGGCAATTCCGCATTTTCGACTGTTGGCGACTCAATCCACGCCTGCGTTGCGAGGTCAGCACCCAAAACGTTACATCCGTGGTGAACGAGTCGCCCGTCTGTCGGCCTCGCGCCGATTATATCGACTCGAAGCTCTTCCAGGGCTGACTTACAACTGGAGCAGCCTTCGGGTAGGGGCTGATTCATCGGGCAGGAGGCACAAACGTTCGCCCGGGCATACATCACCTCTGTAAAGGCAAGCTGGATGGGTTCCCGGGCATTTCCGGCCTTGATCCGGGAGAACCACTGAAGAACACGCCCTTTTAACGTGGCGACTTTCACGGCTCGCGCATGGCTCCCATCATCGTTTGTGCAAAGCACGGGATCGCGCTGGCATGCCTGGGCACGCACTTCATTCTCCGGATCGCCTGGAGGTAATCCGGCGCGTTTGCGGTATGCGCGGACTCGATTTACAACGCCATCCCAAGTGCTGCCGGCAATGGTCGTGCCGTCAGATTCCTTATAGATGAATCCGGACTTCGGGAAAAGGTTGACGTTGATCCGATTCATTTTTTCCTCGGGATCGCGTTCATCGCCTGCTTAAAAAATTCCTCCCACTGTCTTTCAATTATCTTAATGACGAGCGTTCGAATTTGGGGAGTGTTTAAACCCATCGGTCGAATATCGATGTCTTCTGGATTTTTCATAAAATTGCGTCCTCGTGAACCGGCTTCATTCCGTCATCGAGAAATTGCGTGCGGTTGCTCTCATCGATCCGAGCCCCACCCAAAAGTGTTATCTCGTCGAGCCATCCATCCGAATCGTCGTAATTCGGATTCAGTTCGCCGACATTATCGAGGGACATGCTGAGAGTCACACCGGAACCTTTACGTGCCGCGTGAACGAGAAGAGTTAGGCTGTCCGCTTCGTCCGGAGATTCGAAGCCTCTCGATACATAATCCTTCTTCGGCTCGACTCGCGTCTTCCCGCCAACGATTCGAAATTTTCGTTGAGTGAGTTGTCCGGTGAGCTTCGTCAAATCCAGTTCGGGGTTGATGAGGAAATATTGAAACTCGCCCCAGGACTTGAGGGCAAACCAGAGTTCCGAATTCATTCGTTCGAATTGTTCGTTGCAGGGTTTCGAATCCTCCATCATGATTTTATCTTTGCTGCACGCCTCAGAATAATTCACATCATGAAGCGATGGACTCCATTCATGCCGGAGAAGGTCTGCTGTTCCAGCACCCGCGCCCGTTCGATCACACGCGAAAAATTCCCCCCGCACTCCCGCGCGACGATTCACTTCAATCGTCCGGTCAGTCATTGCCCGTGTATCTCCTTTAGGAATGATGAACTGCTGGTCGGCCTGAAGTCCGTATCGAGTGACTGAGTGTCCATTGCGGTCTTTAAACATGAACTTGCGACCGGATGGGTATTCAATGGTTGGAGGAAAAAGAATACCAGTTGCTCTCCCCCATTTTCCGAGAGTGTATATTGCTGCGTTTCCTCCCTCCAGAGCCAAATCTTCTGATCCAACAGGTTTAGGTTCGTCATACCAAATGAACTTTCCCCGCCACTTCATTAACATTCCCGGAGGTATCACGGTAAGCTCGATGCCTTGTGGCGGATAGGCACCGCGTCCCATAGAAAAATATCCTGCGGCGGATTTCCCACCGGCATTCCTCGCGATAATCTCCAATCCGGAATAAGTTTGCAGTCCTGGGTAGATTACTTTTTTCTGAACTACATTCTCGGATCGTTCCCCGTCAAGACGCAGAACATCCCACCCACGTTTCGATTTCCATTGGTAATGGCTTTCGACATCGAATCCTTCCCAACCGAAAGGAGGCTCGACTCGTTTCCCCACTTCGTCTGTTTGATTCGTTGGGTTGAACGCGCCGAAAATTTTGAATCCGGATGTCTCGCCTTCCTCTTGGATGTTCGACAGAATGTTGTCGATGTCGGACCAGAGACCGCCCGGGACGTTTTCAATTTCATCCACAAAAATAAAAAGCCTGCTTTGAGTTCCGAAGACTTCATGACGGGTGATCCGTCCCTTCCGCTTCACACCCTGAATCCTGCCGGCCTTCTTCTTTTGGCCAACGGGAATAATTACGCCCATGATGCTCGACAACTGATTTCTCCGGTCGGTGCCGATGAAAAGTTCCCCGATTTCCCCGGGCATCGGCAGCGATGCTGACTTGTGCAATCCGACAAGATGAGAAAAAAGATTCTGCTCCAGGTGAGCCTCGCTCGGACCGAGCACTCGAATGGTCGTCCACTCCGGATCGCGAATCCATTCGAGAAAAAGTCTTACACCCATTCCGTAGGACTTCGAGCAGGATGCCGCGCCCATAATCAGCCCCTGCGCGGACCGGTCGAAAAGTTGCCAGAGGTCTTTTGTAAATTGTGGCTCCGGCGTGAATTGGTTTGGTGTCCAGAGAACCTGCGCGGCGGCTTCCGGTGCGTTTGCGTTCAGGAGATAGTGAACGTAGTGCATCAGGACCGGAAGGAACTGCTTCGGGTCGTCCTCCAGGTGGAGGTTGAGCTTCAGGTAATCGTCAATCTGTTGAGCCGCCTCGAATTTTTTATCCGAGTGAACTTTCTGAGCGACTTGCTGCGCGAGAAATTTTTCAGCGGGGTCGGTCAGCATGGTTCTTAGGTTTAATCCCGAGGAGCTTCGCGGAGTCCGGAGAAATCAGAATCTTTGTCCGAAAACCTTTCGCTCTCCAGGCGTCGTCCCATTCGCGGATCGCCTGACCCTGACCGGGGGGTGCGGTCGGTCGAGTATCAATTCTTGTGTAAACGATTCGTTTCAAAATTGGTCGCGAAGTGAGGTCGTGGAACCGAGCCACATCCCTATTTTCCCGATGGCGTTTGACCACCGGGCCGGAACCCGTTGCAACGGCCAGGGCCTATCCTGGTTGGTGCCGCACTCCGCTAACATTTGGTCGGGCGAAGACGCAATGATGCGCTACTTCCGGAATCACATCCGGTGTGCTTTCTTTTCCTGGGATTTCACGTCGTTCCCGGGCCAGAGGTTGATGCCCGCCGAAGCAGGAGTTTCGTCCAACCCGTTTATGTCTATCCAGGCATACTTACACTATCCCCCGATAAAATTGGTCGGAATGGCTGGAGTTGCACCAGCGGCCTCCCGGTTCCGAGCCGGGCCGTCTGCTACTGACATTACATTCCGATGGATGCGAAGCGCGAGAGTTAAACTCGCTTCAATGCGTTGCTTATGAGGCACGCTCAGATTACGACCTGCCGCCCGCAATACCGCCCGCAATAAGAAGTGCTCCGAGCGCAAAAAAACGGCCACTGGATTTTTGCCCTCCAGTGGTCGTGTCGTTCTGAGTGAAAAGTCGGAAAGTCTCTTACCGGCTATTCCTCAAATTACGAAGCTTGGTGACGGTAGTTCCGTTCTGGTATTCCTTCACCGCGCCGTTGGTGATTCGAGCGAGACGGAGGAGGCAGTCCTCGCGATGTTTCCTCGCGAAATCTTCCACCACGTCTGTCCCGTAACTCTTTACGAATGCTTTGTATGCTCCATCCATTTGTTTCCTTTCGATTAGTGCGGTTGTGCTACTGTTACACCACATGCCAGAGGCAATGCGGGGCTATGCTCCCCGACTTCCCGCTTATTTTTTGCGTGTTTACCCAAATTCTTCAAATTATTCTCGGTCGGCTTTCGCTGCCACACGCCGGCAATCTTCATCACCCTGAATGCGGACTTCTCGTCCCAGGTGCCGCCGTGCCGGGTATGAAAACCTTCCCGGTTAAGTAGTGACGCGATGTCCTTCAAAGTGCTATCCGGACGGACGAAAAGTTTCAAGGCCGTCAAAATCCCCCGCTCTTCAGGAGTGACGCCATACGGCTTGGCACCTTCACAACGTCCAGTTCGAACCTTAACCGCCTGACGCGCTTTACGCAACTTCAAAACCGTCTGAGATTTCTCCCACTCCGCGAGGGCTCCCATAACCTGCCTGATGAGCTTGCGTGTCGGATCGCCGGCATCCGAAGCGAGGTCGAGAAGTTCCCCCTGGTCGGCAGCGAAAACCTTAATGTCACGCTTCCGGCATTCACTGAGTAGAACCTCCTGAACCATTAAATCACGCGCCAACCGGTCGAGCCGCTCGATAACGAACCCGTCGCATTCAGCGCCGTTTAAACGCAGACATTCGATCCGCTCGATCATGTCGGAGAATTCAGGGCGGTCCATTCCATCGACCGTGCCGGAGACGCCGGCCTCGAAAAACTCGCCGTTGGAGAAAAGTCCTCGGGCCGCACAGAAGGCGTTGATGCTCTCACGCTGGCGGTCGGGGCCTTCCCCGCCGACTTGTCCGCGACCCGAGACCCGAATGTAGCTGTAAACTTTCATGTAAGAGCGCACACAATGAGGATTATCACGGTAGCGACAGCCACGGAAATAATGAAGCCTCCAATCAAGGCATCTGTGTCCGTTCTCGGATTGGTTATGAATCTTTTCATGGCGTCAACTTACACTCTTCCTCCCAAAGCGCAAGACATTTCGCAAGAAATTCTGTATGCTCTATATCCCACTCAAGCGCATTGTTTATCGCCCACCACCAAGCCGAGGTTTCTTTCTCCATGCGATCTTGCTCCGGCAGGTGTCCGAGAATTACGTGGCCGATTTCATGGAGGGCCACACAGTAGTCCTCGACGGATTTAACCGGGTGGATGTTGATTTGACGGATCGGGGGAAAAGAACACGGCCTGCATTCGGGATGGATATAAACCGCGATGTTGTGCTGTTCGCACAGTTTCAGGACATGATCGAAAAATTCGTTCATGTCGGAACTATATCAGAAGAACTGCCGGCGTCAATAGCCCTTGCTTTTCTTTTTGCCTTTTTTCTTTTTCATTGTTTCGGGAGATATGTGAATTCGAATTCCACCACGGAATCATTCGGCCAGGGAGACGTGAACCAAAACTGAATCCCCTTCGAAAGATACATTGCGAGATTCGAGTCACCGGGACCGATTGAAAACCACCGGTTAGAAAGAAAAGTCACCCACTGTCCGGTGGACACCGCGTTCCAATCGTAGGTGCCGCCTTGCGTATCAGTCACGCCACGCAACGATCCGAGTGTGGTGACGCGGAACTTTCCGGAAGCATAAACTCCCTCGGGCGGTGTGTAAGTCCGAGAACCGGCTCCATGCAACAAGGTGATCGTTGCCGCGACTGAAGCCTTCGGCCCGTATGTGATTCCGTTGAGGGACACCGTTCCATTCAAATCAGCGTGTCGTTGATAACCCCAATCGAAAAATGCCGTGAGGGACGATCCTGGAAAAGTGAGGCTCCCGAGGAATTCGATATAGTCGTAGGTGGTGTATGCGTGATTCGATCCGCCTGTAGTTACAGCATGGACGCTCGCGTTGGTAATTTTCGGTGTGGTTGCTGGAGAGTGGAATCCGAAAATCGTCGGCGATGATGCGTAGTTTCGAGCACTCGTGAATTCGACATCGAAACTCAGGCCGTTTACAGAAATGTCGCTCGATCCAACCTCGGTGTTGAATGCCGTTATGTCCGTGCCGGTGATGGTGACATTATTGTAAGCGAGGTGATCCCCGCCCCAGGCCGTCAGAGCGAATGCCTCGCTCATGGTCGTATTCCAAATCTTGTTCTGACCGTGACCGGTGAATGTCGCTCCGTCAACAAGCGTATTGAAGCTGCGCCAAAAATGAACCGTGTTGCCGTGGGGATTATTGATTGAGGCGTTCCTGATGGTGAACCCGTCCACTGCGATTGCCGACACGTCCCACATCGCGTTCGGCGAATGTGCCGCGTCAACCGTCTGAAGATTAAGAGTGATGTCGTTGAGGACGACATCGTGAACCATTCCGCCAACAAATCTTTCGAGCCCGTGGTCGATGCCGAACCCTTTCGAAAAGTTCGCTCCACTCGGCCAGCTTCCCCATGCGCCTGCTTTCCATTGGAGGGACGGAATCGTCGCGTTGATGATCCCGGTTACTGATCCGTAATTGTAAATGTTTTTCCCGAGGGGTGCGGTAAAAGTGATGGTGCCGCGACTATCCACGGATGATACTGTCGCCGGAATAAAAGCCGCTGGTTCCACCGGATCGGAATTCGCTACGCCGGCCCAAATAAGCACACGTTCGCCTGGGGAGAGACTCACTGCTTCGGCGGGGTCCATCGTGAGTTGCGTCGTGCATTCCGAGATGCTGCCGGTCAGATGGGAAATGTATCGGCTGTTATTTCCCCCGGGATACGTGGGGGAGGTGATGCTGGTGCTTGCCACTTGAATCGGATAATTCCCGTCGTTCGCTTTGTCGGCGGGATTAACTTCGAGGACGCATCCGGAAAAATTTACTGTCACCCCGGACCGATGGAGAATGAGCGGTGCGTTGCCGGGTAGCGTGTATGTTCCCGATGGAAGGTTAATCACACTGACACTCGGATCAGCGAATTGCTGATAGACTGACTGAGGGAGAGGTGATTGAGCGGATGCGGCGGAAAGAAAAGCCAGGATGGAAAATAAGGTCTTAAGAATCATTGGTCTTGGGTTCGGCGGTTTTCCCTTTTATCCCTTTTAGTCGTTGCTTGAGTTGCTTCTCTTTATGCTGGCGATGAAGCTCGTCGTGCTTGCGGATTATTTCTTCCCGTGTCATGATGATAGTTAGTCTGTGATGACCGTTACGCCGCGACCTTGAAGCGTTGTTTTGTCTGTGGCACCTTGACCAGTCGGGGGCTGCGCGGGAGTCTGCCCGCTGAGATCAATAGAACCTGAAACATAAGCCAGATTTGCCACAGCACGAGCCAGGACATGATTTACGCTCGAAGCGGATAATGAGTTTCCAGAAAAAAGAAGACCGGAACCATCGGCAGGAGACCACGATGGCAAACTCAGAGTGGTTAATACCGGGTTATTGTAAAACGCTAAATTGGCGGAAGGGGCGTCGTTACCCACATATAGCGGGAGGCTGATTGAATCCAAAAATAAATTGTTGTGAACATCGACAGAGCCCTGCGTTGCTTCAACAAGCGACGGAAGAACCAATGAAATCAATCCGGTGTTAACTAAAGTGAATCCTGCGTTAGAAGCTGAAAGCGTTCCCCAAAGGGGAACAGAAAGACTGACTAACGAAACGCAGTCAGCAACAGAAATTCTTGCCGAAACAAGGGACGGAAAATCCAGGGCGGTCAAAAGCGGGCAACCAAAAACAACCAAATCGGAGTCCACTTGTTCGAGTGCCGGATGCAAAAGTGTGGTGAGGTTCGGACAGGAATAGGCTGCGTAATAAGTAACACCTCCTACAGACCCGACACCAACGGTTCGAAGTGCCGGCCAACTCATGCTGGTTAATGGAACGTCGTCCACGACATCCAAGCCGCCTTCTACAACTGTTTCCAGACCTGGAAAATCCAGAGAAGTGATGGGGTTGCCATACAAAAACATTCCGAATTGAACGTTCTTCAGCTTGGGGGCACTGATCGAACCGATGGTTCCTTCTCCACCAAAACCAAATGGAGCATCTACGTTTTCCAGATCGGGAAAAGAAAAGTTCATCCCCACAGAATTGGGAGTGTAGAGGTTCAGACCATTACCCGATCCCCCGTCTGTTATCAAAGTAAGTCCTCGAAAATCTAAACTCGTGATTGAGGGGTTATCCAGAAAAGAAAAGTCCAAATTCCTGCCATCCACACTCATGTCTATAATAGATGGGTTCGGACCCCACAATAAACCGGTGGGGGGTGCGGGTGCTGGTGGAGTTACTTGATCGCCGAGGAAAGCGACCAGCCGAAGCATCCAATAGTGAGAGCGATTCGCTACGTCATCGAGTGCGGGATTGAGTTGGTTGTCGCTCGCTTCCCGGATTATCTGCCAGAGCCAAGTGATGTCATCGGGCGAACCAACGAAGGGAAAATCCCCGTATTGCCGGAGGTCGTCGAGCAGCCGATTGAAACGGCTGAGGTTATTACCGGTTAGTGGCCAGCCCATGTCGAAAAGAGGTTAAGCCGACACTGCCAGGAGAGATTGCAAAAGTGTGCGGTGGGGCGCATCGCGAAGGGCTTCGAGATACACAATCTGGCTGTCGTATCCGAACTTCGCGTGAAGGACGCTCAGTCTCTCCGCCACAAAACTGTCGAGTGGCGTGTCGTAGTTGCCGCGCTGATACTCGATCAAATATGCGATGTCTGCCTTCTCCGCCGTTGAAAGTGTTGCCATATACGAGAAGTGATCCGTGGGCGTCGAAGTGACAACTGTTTTCTCTCGCAACGGTCCTCACTGAGAAACTCCAGGTGGAAATCTCCTTTGATCGTGGTTTTCATATCAGAGCGTCAGACGCTACTGAAAGACTTCCTCGATGTCAATTTTTCAAATTTCGGGTCCGTCAGTAAGCGAGTCCGGGCCGGCGCAAACCCCCCGAGGCCCCCACCCAACTTTAACGTTAACGTTACCGATAAAGCCCTCCCAGGCTCCGGACCGTCCTCCACCGTCCGTCCACGCCGGCCTGGGGATCGCGGGCTGCGGTCGGCGGTTCGCGCTGGTTTCCAGATCAACGGGAACGCGACGACCCTCGTTTTGGCGACTTTTGCTCAGGGTGGTCAAAATTCTACACCTCGGACGTGGTTTGCGGCGGTCTCGACCCGAACTCGCTTTCAATTGTTGGCATGATAAATGAGGATAATGTTAGGCATGACTAACATTGTTAGATTAGACTCTCTACATTTGTAGAGCCGCCTTTACAACTGTCAATGGTCGTCATTGTCCAGGGGGTTTGCGGGTTTCTCCTGAGCATTGATTTGCTGTGAGGCTTGCTCAAGCTTCAGGTCGAACAACTCGGCGCGTGGTGTATTGCTTCGCTTTACCTCGCTCATTGCCCGTGCGATTCGGATATGAAGTTCTCCTGCGTCTTCGTTCCCACTCACTTCCTCTTTTCGTCTCGCTCGGTCTGAGGCCACATCATGAAGAGCCAAGTAAGTCAACGCATGCGCTTTCTCGCACGCACTAGCTAAATCCGCGAGCGCCCGTGTCGTTAGTTTCTTCACTTCACCTTTCAACGATCCATCCGCATTGAACTTCTGCTCACCCGTAAACAAATAGTCGTTCAACTCCTCTTCAGACATGCCTGTGATTCTGTTAATGACTCGTTCAAGAAATAACCAAAGACGGCGAGCCTGACAAAAGTTCATCGCTCGGTTGACGGAACGTTCAAAATCTCCAGGCTTATTTGATTTACGAAGCTCAAGAATTGGTTTGATCTTCTCGTTCCATGATTCCTCTTCCGACATACGCAACACATCGACGGCTCGCATTCCCAACGCATGCGCGGTCTTTACTGAATCGCCACCAAACATTGTGTATAACAGAAAAGCCTGCTCTCGATCAAACGCTGCTTCCAGTTCTGTATGCTTCACGGGGATTGAAATTTGATTACTCATAATGAGTGGTCTGTCGCGGTATCTGCACGAATCCAGAAAAGCCGTTCACTTCGCCATGCCTCACCCGTCGCAAACCGGCGCATCGGCGACCGTGCTGAATCGATTCGCGCATGCCGCCGCGAAAAGTGGTGGGCCACGCGAGGTTCAACGCCCACACCTCGGCGACAACTCGGGCGAATTCAGAATCGGGTGGTG